TGAATACTCCGGTATCTTCAAGCAAAGCCAGCACAAAGAGAACTCAATCGTTTATCTCAATACTTTGATGAACACTCTTGCTGGTGAATCTTGGGTTATCTCCAAAGCATTGACAAAGTTCGGCGGAGAAATCATGCACTGCTATTCGGAACGCTCTGTTCTAGCAATGACCTATCCACCAAACAACCTCAACAATGTGATTGCTGAGAAAGGTGTTCTTCAAAGAATGGTCATGTATGTGGTTGATGTTCCCGATGCAGTTCAGCACCAAATGCGTCTTGAGCAACTGTCAAAGGTTGGAACCATTGAAGAAATCAATCAGCCCATTGACAAGTATGTGAATGGACTCATGGAGATTTACAACATGCTCAAGGAACACCACGAAGAGATGGGCGGTGACTCTACCAAAACCATTCGCTTTGCCGAAGGATTCAATGCTAACTTGATTCTTGAATACAAGAACATGAGAGCAGAACTGTCCAAGTGCCGAAAGGAAGTGGCTGAGTTGGCTTCCAATTTTACCACTCGTTTGATGGTGAACCTTACGAAGATGAGCGTTCTCGTTTGCATTGCTCGCAGTCTTAACATTAAGGACAAAAATGCCCGATTTTTGGTAACTGGTCAGCATGTCCGTGAAGCCGCTCTTATCATGAGGAAGTGTTATATCAGTCTGGTTTCTTGGCTTGAACAGAGCCTAAAGGTTCGCAAGGCGAGCATCGCTGAAAAATCGCTTGAACCCCAATTCATGTCAATTTACAAAGAATCGGAAAAGGACGAAGAGGGCTTCATTCACAAGAGCAAATTCCTAAATGGCGTTATTGAGAAAACGGGCAAATCAAAGGCGCAGATTTACAGACACTTCAAATCTATTGAACACAAGTTTGATGAGAAAGCACACGGGAAATACAAGTATATCCGACTGATTGGAGATGATGTAGAATGACGAAATGGGAAAACACATACCTCGTATTTGATGTAACGAAAGGACCGAAAGTGATTATTGAAACCTTGAACACTTACGGCGAAGATGGCTGGGAATGTTGTTCCATGCTTACCGTCGCTGGCTCAAACATCGTTGCTTTCCTCAAGAAAGCCATCGCTACGGAAGAGAAACCAAAGGTAGACAAGGAGCAGGAAAAGGTTTCTAAACTTTGGTCGGGTGAATAATCACCATGTCAGTTCTAGCCTTGGATATTGAAACCAAGAACATGTCCCACGACATTGGCGGTTTCGGTAACACGCACATGTTCCAAGTTTCTACAGTTGCAACTTGGGACGGCAATACTGGAACAGTCTATGTTGATGAGCCAGTTAGCGAGTTTGCAAAGTCGGGCCACATCATCAAATCGCTTGGTGAGTTGAAGTATGACTTGGACGAGCATTTCCAAAAGGGAGGTGTTCTTTTGGGCCACAACTTGGCGGCATTTGACTTGCCCGTTCTTCGTGACTCAATGGACATTTACTGCATTCACAAATACTTGAGCGAAGAGAAATACATTGACACTTCCAAGGTTTTGCTGAAAGAACATGGTGAGCGGTTTCAACTCAAGAACCTTGTCAAATGCACCATGCAGGATTCTAAACTCATGGATAGTGCAGATGCGCCCCGCCTTTGGAAGATGGGTCGCTTTGACGAAGTGGTTGAGTATTGCATGAAAGATACTCAGTTGGTCTACGACCTGTGGGATTACGGTAAGCAGAATGGAATCGTGAAAGCGTTTTCCATCAACAATGAAGAGTTTGTGGATTTGGAGGTGAATTGGTAATGACTGGTTGGGAATGGTTTTGGTTGATTATTTTCCTTGTCGTGCTGATGCTTCTCTTCTTTGCCGCATTCGGTGGTTCAAACATCACGGAAGAATCCGTGGAAGAATACATGAACCGTCTTATGGGCAAAGATGAGGCTAGGCAGAAATGACATTGAAACAATCATGTGCATACTGCAAAGCAAAAACCCTTGCAAAAAGGTTGCAAGGATTCTACATTGGCTCAACAGAGCGAGTCAAACTTTGGGAGTGTAGAAACTGCGGAGGCATTTGGTCTTCAAAGACCCTTACGGGGGGAGAGTCTTAGGATTCTCCCCCCAAGATTTTTTTTGGCTTTTTGCGCCATCTACAATTTTGCATAAACTTCAAAGTGGCTGGCTTTGCATTTCTTGCATCTTTCTGGCGTAGTTGACGGGCTTAACGAGGTCTTTTGGTAAAACTCCACAATTGAAACCCCATGCAATGAGATGTTTAGCAAGCCTTTCTGTTGAAATGTTGGCCCCACTATTCTCGGTAAACGGGCAACCGCCTAAGCCGCCGACGCTCGCATCAAACTGCTTAACTCCTGCAAATAGGCCAGCCTTGACCAACTCAAACGCTTTGTCTTCGTCGCCTTTGTGGTGAAGATGCAACGCACTTCTCATTTTCTCTTCCTTTGCGATTTTAGCAAATTGTTTGACCTGTTTGGCAGTTCCGCATCCTACTGTATCGGCAAAAACCACAGTGTTGCCGAACATCTTGGCGTCCCTAACACAGTTTCTAATTACTTCTTCGCTGAATGTCCCCGAATACGGAGAACCGAAAGCCATAGAGATGTAAACTCTCACATCTTTCTTTTGTGATTTCATGAATGTTTTATACATGAGAATAATCTCATTTCTTGTCTTTCCCATGTTTTTGAGATTAAATGTTTCGCATGGCGAAAAGACGATATTGATTTTTTTCGCACCCATCTTCATGGCCCTCTCATAGCCCCGCTGATTCATCACAAGAACGCCCCCTCTTTGATACACATGCTCCGCATCGGCCATTTGTGGAACTAGCCTTGGGTGGGCCATGCTTGTTTCTTCTACATGGCTTAACCCGGCCTCGTAGAGCGAGGTGATGAAGTCACGCTTCATTTCAGTAGGGATGAAGGTAGGGAGTGATTGCAGGCCGTCCCTTGGGCTGACCTCATAGATTGAAACTCTCACGCACTGACATTTAAGTGTAGAAAATAAACCTTGCGGAATCACTTCAATCTCACGAATTCAAGAAATGACACTCTCGTTGTTCCGAGGGTGTTTCCTCGGTATTGGAAATTGGCTTGGTTAAAATAATACTCAATGCTTTCAATCGTCGTTCCACCTTCAACGGTGAATTGAACAGGGGTGGTAATGGCTGATTGTGCGCTACTCACATATTCTTGTTCACGATGATAGAAGAATTGCCCATCTTGTGCTACGGCGTTAGCGTTTCCTCTCACAATCCACAGGCCATTTCCTGTTGAGTTAGCGGTGCTGATAAGCCAAAGATGAATAATAACGAGATACATTTCATCCGAAGAAGAACCAATGGTAATTTGTCCAGCGGTAGGGTCCGGTGATGGTGGGGCTATGGTGAGAATCCCATCGGGGTCATCCACATTCCAACGAGATGTATCGCCAAAATCAATTGTAATCCAATTATTAGCCGTTTGAGCAGAATCGGGAGCGATACAATCCAATTTAGCAACACTACCCGATGCGCTAGCACCATCATCAACATTGAGCATTGTTCGCACTTCAGCAGGAGTTAATTCCTCACTATCACCACTACCAGCATCATTACGACCAAGAATGGTGTTGGTTGCCACATTAGAAACTACATCAACCGTTCCTCCTGCAACATCAACAAATGACAATTGACCCAAACCATCTGTTTTCAAAACTTGGTCGGCAGAACCATCAGCAGTAGGCCAATTTAGCCCATCCAAAACAATTTTACCCGTCCCATCAGGAGTAATTGTAATATCGCCATTAGATGCTGAAACAATGTCGTTTCCGTTCACATCTAAGTTTCCACCTAATTGTGGCGTAGTATCTTCAACAACATTTAAGATACCTGTATCTGTATCGGTATCTGTATCGGTATCAAGAATATACCATCCGACAGGAACAGAAGCCACATCATTGACATATTGAAGCGTAATGCCTTCCATTGTTTCTAATGTGATTTGTGTTGGGCCTGTTCTCCTTTGGTCTGTAGCGGCTCCCGACCCATCAACAACGCTTGTAGTGTTAATGATTGATTGGGTAGCGGCAATATTCTTGATGTGAATAATTTGCCCATTTGTTCCATCAGCCAAATTCAATGTAGAACTAATGTAATAAACGCTATCGTCAAAACCCGGCGAGGCTAAATCCGAAATAGAAGTAGCAGGGTCAATAGGAATAATCTCAGTTTCACCGTTGTTTTTGAAACCATCAACAGTCACATGGTTGGTAGTTGTTCGCCCACGGTCTGTAACTGCCTGTAATGTATCTGCTTCTGTTGAAGTAATAGTAAAGTTGGGATAAGTCCCTGTAACTGCGGTAATGCCTGCTCCGGTCAAACTTACCGTTTGGTCGGGTGCTGAATTGACGACTTCAAGAGTTGAGCCAGCACCACCATCGTTAAGCGTAATTCCTGTTCCAGCAGTAATTTGCCGAGCGGTGGGAATAGAGGAAGCATTGGTAGTTACAAATCCATCGTTGGTTACATCGTTTGAACGACCCGAACCTTGAACAAGAATCTTAGCCGTTCCCGAAGAACCAGCAGTAAAAGTGGATAGGTGAACAATTCTTCCAATGTTTTGAATTGCATCTGTGTCGGCAGTTGGGCGAGTATTGGTTAGTTTCCCAACATTTGGTGAAAGGTAGATAATGTCACCTTCGGAGTAAGAACCAGCATCAAACAAAGTCGCAGAAATATCTCCAGTTAAACCTTGAACAACGACTTTACCGTTTCCACTAGCAGTAATGGTATCATAGACTAGGCCAATAGCAGGATATTTGCTTGTGGCAATAGTAGCATCAGCCAGTTGAACAGTAATCCTTCCCGAAGCGTAATTTGTTGGATAAACTGGCGCACCAGCAGTTAATCCTGCACCGCTACCATCAGTAATGCTTTCAACAACAGTAATCTCGGAATACCCGTTAGGAACCTCAAAATTCCCATTTTGCACTTCCAAGTCGCCAGTCGTAACTCTTACCTTTCCTGTTCCCGAAGGAGTAAAGTCCATGTTTGTGTTTGAAGAACCCGTGAAAGTAACATCTGTTCCATCACTTGTAATTGACATTTCTTCGCTATATGTCCCGCTTCCTTCCCCAATGCTCAAACTGTTCTTGGTCTTGTTCACGGTAAGATACTGAACGCTTAGTGGGTTTGCACCGGTATGTGTAAGCACGGCAATAATTGTATCACCAGCAGTGTATTCTGCAACTTTATCTGCCGCAGTAGGGTTTCGCAGAACAACCGTAGGAGAAGCCCCACTTGGAGCCACAAGAAGATGGTAGCCGTTGGTGTAGGAAGAACTCAAAGTCAACGAATCTCCGGTAACATCAACCAATTCCCCATCTCTGAAAATCTTACCATCTGCTACTGTAAGAGCAGTAGCGTCTGTTCCAGTAATATCAAATCCGCTGATAGCGTAGTTCTGCCCAAGACCATCTGATAGGGCTTTGATTAATCCGGTATGCGGAAAGTCCACACCATCTTCAATTTGATTCGGTGTTCCAGTCGTGCTTTGTCCGTAGAAATTTGGGTTACTTACCATATCACTCAACCTCCATTAGAATAAAAATCTCAAGGGTTTCATCTGTTGCAAATGGGCCAACTCCATCAAAGTTGACTCTTTGTAGCATTTCACTGCTACTGTTGAAAATACCTGCTTCACGAATGACTTTCCCTTGAATGGTATTGCCATAAATCGTCAGTTTGACTTCAACCACATTAATGTCGGACTTTGACCTAACAATTGTAGGTGTGACGGAAAGAGGCACATCTAGCGCAGTAGCGGTTGGATTCGTTGAGTTCCCACCTAGTCCAACCTTGCCCGAATTGATGTAAGGGGTGGTGGCGGTCGCCAAGTAGGTCGCAATCGCTTCTTTCAAGGTATCAGTAATCAAGCCAAATCCTCCGAATACAAGTCCGTGATAACGACTTCCCCGCCCTCAAAGCCCAATTCATTGTCCCCTGTATTTAGCGTTTCACCGAAACCCAAGGTGAAGCCGCCCGAACTTGCTCGCTTACGAACCAGCACTCGGAGTTCTTTGAGGTTCACTGTTTCCAAGAAGTTGTAGGATGCGCTCTTTTCATTGAACTTCTCATTTCGTAGATTGGAATTGATTTGCTTTTGCGTCACCAAAAGTTCCGAGAACAAATCCGACAGTTGCTTTGAGTAGCGACCAAGTTCCAAACGCATGAGTCCGGTCAACTCATGCTCAATCTGCAAGACCATGTATTGACCCATCTCAATGTTCTCTTGTTTAATTTCCACATTGATAATGTCGCCAGCCCTCAGTTGGGAAAGACCTTCATTGCCCACGGTCATGATGAGTTTTTGGTTGAAGGTGGAGTGTAGGCGAAGTAACTCAAGAGCCTTCTTGTCCACTTCATCCTGCGTTAGCAGAGTCTTATCGTGATGCTCCAATGTCTTTCTACCACGCTTCTGTATGCTTCGCAAATCTTTGCGTTCTGCTTTGTGAACACTACCGTAAACAATCACTTCGTTGTAGAAATCAAACAGAGTCGTTGCCTTTTCAAATTCAAATATCTTGAACTTACTGCTTTCATTCAAAACCACATTACTGTAGTGCGAGGAATCGTTTTGTTGTGTTACCGAGAAGGTCCCATTTTCTTCAAGCAGAACGAAGTCCTTCTTCTCCATAATGTGGCGAATAGCCGCATACAAGTCAACGCCTTTGAAGTTTGGAGCGAGATAATACGGATAATCGGTGTTGTTGGAAATGGTAAAGTCAATCCCATTTTGCTCAAAGAGTTCATTTATGAGGTCTTCTGCCTCCAAGCAGATTGTAGCAGTGCTACCGATAGCAACTCGGTTAGGGTTGATTCTCATCTCATCAAAAGTGGTAACAGTAAAGGTTTCCGAAACGGAAACGATTCCCTTCATGTTTACCTTTTCGGAAAGAGTGATACTATCAATGAAAGCGTTCTCTTCACAAATGACGCTCATTTTTTTGTTGTTTTCTCCATCACTAAAGAACAGACTGTGTTCTCCCTCAGCCAAGACATTCCCAATGGTATGCTGAACCAGACTTGGCCCAGCGTTCTGCCTATCGCAGTCTACTACAACAAACATGGATAGAACCCCTTCATTCTCAATGAAGTTGCCCGGAGTTTCGTCATTCCCTTCTCTCACAGTGTAATTGTCTTTTGTGTTGAACACTTTGCGCTCTCCGGGGACCTTGGTATATTCGGAGGATAGCGTTCCAATGTTGAGTTTGTCGGGGAAGAAGTCGTAAAGGCAGGTTTCGTTTGGTTGTAGGATTCTGTAAGGGGTGTTGTCTAGAAGTTCGGAGTCCGTAATCAAGTGATGGTCGGTTGAGGTGGTATCGTCCACTTCATGGGCAACAACATAAACGAGGTTAAGGGGCGAAATGTTGTTCATGCTAATTCCCAACTCTTCGGAAACGGCCTTAGCAGTAGCATCCACAAACTCATAGGTAGTTGAGGTGCTTACAGAAGTCCCAGTAACATGCCTACCAGTTTCGGGGACCAAGTAGCAACCGGTCAAATCAATGTATTTCAAAAAGGCGTTCTGCCCACTGCTTACACTGATGGTATTCTTCTTCAAAACGCCGTTTGAGGATTTTACATCTACAACTGTTGGCAGAGTGTGAGTGTAGAGTCTTGGTTTGAAAACCATGTTGACTCCGGCAACACCGTAAGGTTTAGACAAAGAATCGTGCGAAGTGTCCCCTAGATTCTCAACGCTCTTGAACTGAAAAGCATCGTCGTGCAAAGCAACATGGTAGCCCTCAACTGGGGTCAAGGAAGCATCAGTTGTATTATTCAGCAAGAGTATTCCTTCTGAATCTGCTAGAACTTGAGTGGTCATTCCCACCTTTGCTGAGTGTTCCTTTGTTGCATTTTCAACTTCGTAAGTTCCGAGAACAACTCCAATTGTGGAGGATAGGCCGTGTGTTCCGGTAGAGGATTGAAGCGAGTTCACTAGGTTTTGAATGGTCCGAATATCACTAGCCTCCGCCGAGTTTGAGTTGACTTGCAGATTAATTCCGCCATTCCCGGCCCCCGGCGTGGAACTACCAAATACATCGGTAAACAGGGGCAAAAGGATTTCAGCATCGGTTCCATAGAAAACAGAATTACCATCGTCGTCCTCTTTGTATTTGTCACCGCTAGTCTGACCCCAAGTGCTAGTATCGGGCAAAATAACGCACTTCAAAGGATTCATTGAACCCAAGTCAACTTTGTAGACGCTATCTTTTTGATTCTTACCGTAGAAGAAATGCCCTGTTGTTTCAACAACTACTGCATTGTTTGCTCTAGAGCCATCTTGAGTCAATCTGCCGTTAGCAGAAAGAGTGTATGAGGCAAGACTACCGCTAGCGATTTCCCCAATGAACTGCCCGTTTTCTGCATCGTAAAGTTTGTCCCCTGCGCTCAAAGTTTGGTTACTATCAAAAGTAATGACTGTTCCACTTATTCCTGTAACGGCCATATTTCCGTAACTGTCCGGGTCAACCACATAAGACGACATTGAGTAGGAAACATTTCCTGCAATCTTAGAAGGAATTGGTTTTTCGGGATTGACTGGGTTGAACAGGAAATCAAAACACAACTCTGTCAAGCGCATGAGGCCAAAGCGTTTCAAGGTAGAAATGTCTTGGTTGCTTTGAATAGCAGAAGTTTGGAAGTTTGAATCTCTTAATGCTAGTCTGCTTCCCAAGCCCACGCTAGAATCCTTCGTGTTCTTGTCTTCCAAAAAGAACATGGAATACTCGTTAAGCGTCTTATCACTTCTCATGAGGCTATCTGTTCTAAGAGAAGAATAAGGTAACAAGTCAGAAGTGATGTAGAGGAACAATCTCAATGCGGATTGGTCGTAATCTACAAACTTGGCCATATTCTGTTCAAAGTTACCGCCTCTGTATTTGTTCTCATCTACATCGGTGTGAATGCGAGTATTCGCCCCATTAGAACCAAAAGAACTCGTTTGCCCTCTAAAGTCCACTTGGAAAGACCTGTGAGAACTATCTGTTTTATCAAACAGGTTTAGGTTGCTTGTGGAGGTATTTGGTTTAAACTGGTAGGCTTCGGTGTGATGGTTGAGAAGCGACCTATTGTTGTAGAACTTAGGTAGAATGAAACGAGAACTAAATGCAGTATCTCTAAACAATCCCTTCTCTAACCCAAAGTTACCAATCGTTCTGCCGTTCATCTTGTAGTAGAGTTGCCCGTGCTTTTCAGCATAATCATCGGAACCCGAATTGATGTTCTCTAAGTTCAACGGCGAGGTTCCGTAACTGTTCAAGAGAGGGTGAGGAATAGTCAGTATCTTTCCGCCCCAAAGGTGCGCTCCGTTGATGAACACCAAATCATGAGTAGGTTTTCCCATGCTATACACAATGTCCGACACACTGAAATTGTAAAGCGTCCTATCCAAGTAAACATAGATTCCCACTGCTGAAGAAGTAGTCCCAATAACAATTCTAGAAACCTTACCAACAAAGGTCTTGGAGTCCCCAACAAACAACGAATCGCCGGGGTTCAAATCGTAAGCAGTAGTAGAAGTTGTGATGAAGTAGGAGTCATCAGTTTCCGTTGAAACGGTAGTAACTGTGGCTACCTGTGTAAAGGTGTATTCGGTGGTGTCAAAGTGATACTCCACCTTCCTTCCCAAAGTAACGGGAATGTAGGGAGCCAACTCAATTTCAGAGAAGTTGTCTTTCTTGCTAATGCTAACCACTTCAAAGTCCATCAGCGTATTGACGGTATCAAAGGTGGCTGGGTCACTGCTACCAAACTCATCGTGTAGTTTTGCTTGGAAACTACGGTCTTCGGAAATAGAACTGGGTTTGTTGATAGCGTAGCCAACTGCTCTAGGGTCTGTATGGCTACTTGTTCCTGCAAGCAAAGCGGTTTCTGCACCAGTAGAAGCATTGATTTGGTTGCCCCCTGTAAAGAACACTCCCTTGTTTGCTGAACCGGTGAGAGAAGTGGGAGAGTTTGTTGCAAGATGGGACGAACCTAGAGCCTTTGTGAAGATGTAGTTCTTGTCGCTAGAAACATAGATGAAATCGTTATTTGCTTCGGACATTGCGCCCCTTGCAAAAATCAATCTAATTTTGAAAACGCCGTAGGTTTCCTTGTCAGTCACCTCACCAATGTAGCCATGTTCTGTGAAAAGGTGGTCGCCAACTTCGGGTAAGTTGGTAAATTGAATGGCCATAATGTCTGTTTCTAGTTCAGTATCGCCCAATGCAACATCAAACCGATTTCCATCCATCGGCACTAGTTTGTTGTATGGACTGTTGCTGGAATAAACAATGTCTTCGCTAAACAAACTGTTGAGGTTCACGATTGGAGAAATCAGTTTGTTGAACTTATCTCGGCCTTTGACCTCAAAGATAGTCTGCCCGTTCTCCTTCTTACTCACAACCTCTTCAATTTCGCCGTTAAACCGCTCTACATGGACGAGGAATTCACCGCCAGTATATCGCAAGGGGTCGGCGTAATAGGAGTCCCCTGTGAACGCTAGGGTAATCATTTTCTTGGTAGCGTCTGCGGCAGTTACAGTGGCGAAGAGTTCTTCCATATTTAGCGAAATAAAAGATACGCTAAGTTTAGAGAATCTGTCATTAATAATGTCAAAATCAACCATTAGGGTTTTATCTGTAAAATTGTATGCCCGACGATATGCAATCGCTCCAGAAGTCGGACTGTAATAGCCGGAACTTAGAATGGCTTCTGTTTCCAAACGGCTTCTGTTTCGCATTGTAATGGTTTGCGAGAAATTACTGAAACCCCCAATGGTTTGAACAATGTAGATGCGACCATCAATTTTCATCTCATCTCCCACATTGATGAAGTCGTCCAAATCAAAATCAGTATTGAAGGTAAATCCATGAGAACCATCATCCGAGGTAATGGTTGCTTCAAGAGCAAACCAATCGTCCAAGGTCGCACGGTGGACAATATGCCTCACTTTGTATTCGGTGAACTCCGTGATTTTCTTTTGTAGAATGCGAGCCGTATCAACAATCTTGGTTTCCGAAAAGCCACCTCTTCCGCTAACAGAGTCGTAGGTCTTGTGACTGTAGACGCCATAAGTGAAGTTGGCCCTCAAAGGAGAATGGTCGTAGTGAAGGTATCGCTTTGGCCCTGTGTGGGAGCGTGTAGTAATATCTCCGTCGCTATCTCTGCGAGCGTTTGGATAACTGGAATCATAGTTGTGACCTTGATAGGTAACGGTTTGCCCCTCGTTTGTTGTCAACGGAGAGTAGGTCGTGTCCAGCGTTCTCAAGTTATCCGTAACGGTAACTCTCAAAGAGAACTTACTGTAGTCAACAATGGTTTGTCCAAAGTCTTGCTTGGTAATGAATGTATGAGCATCCTTGTTGCCACTCAATGAGTCTTTGCTGAGAGTGTATGAAGCGGCAGAACCGCCGTTCTGCATGACATAGTATTTCGTGTCATGATTCAGTTCACCTTCTTTGTCAAGCCCATCGTAGAAGTAAAACAGTGGTCTAGCACAAACCAAGTTGGATTCAAGGTCTGCACTAGTAGAGTCTTGAAGAATACCAGCGGAAAGAGCAATCACATCAGTAGCCTTTGTGGGGCCTTTGAAAATCATAAACTTTGTATCTTTAGGAATTTCATTGCCAATCTTTGGTTCAAACTCAAAAGCATCTCCAGTAGTGTCTTCACTAATGACTTCCTTAATCCTAGCAAAGTGATGCTTGTAATCATCATCCGAATAAATCAACACAAAGTAATCGTAAGTATCAAAGTCGCCGGGATTGAACAAAACTCCGTCAGTTGTCAAAGCATCATAGCACTTAATGCGAAAACCTTTGGTATTGTGAAGATTGGAGTATTCTGTAACTGAACCTGCAAAGTGGGCAATAGTGAATGAAATGTCGCCGTTTGGAACAACTGCCGTAAACATACGGTCATTGTCGGAAAAGGAAGACTGCTGAAACATAGGGTTTGTAGGGGCACTATCAGCCGCACTAAACGGATTGAGAGCCAACGCCATTACAAGTCCACCTCTTCAAATCGTAGATACAAAAGCGTGTTATCATAGTTTGGGAGAAGGTTGTTTCTTCCAGCAAATTGGCTTTTCCTGTAATTCAGCAAAGCCATCTCATGCATCTCTCCCATGAATTGTTTGTTGGTAATGGCTGATTCACTACCAGTTGCACCTTGGCCATTTGCTCCAATGTAGAAGTCTTCTCTAGAAAAAGAAAAGCCATCTGTTTGGGAATGAGTAGCAGTCTTAACGAGGTTTCCGTTAAAGTAGATTCTAAGTGTTTTACCTGTGTCATTCCAAGCGCAAGCGATATGAAACAGATTGTTGATGTAAAGTGGGTCTTTGTCTTCATGAAAGAAAACAGTCCCGTTAGCCGAAGTGTCCACATCAGCCGACATGGTAAGGTCTGTAGCAGAATCAACAGAAGCAATAGTTCCCATGCTAATGAAGTTCCCGCCATCTCTGTAAAACAACTCCAAGCCTGCATAGAAACCAGCCGTGCTAGAAACGACAAGCGTAGTTCCGCTAACCGAGGTAACTGTCCCCGAATTGTCATACTTCACCTTACCATCAGTGGTGAAACCCGAAACGCCACTGTAGGTGTAGTGGCGAGCAATGTTCGGAGTAATCAGCGTATCAGTGTCAATGACTTCCGTAGTGCTTCCCAAGCGAATTCTCGCTCTAATCTTGTAGGTAGCGGGTTGGTTCTCATTGTGCAGAGAAGTGTTCACAAGGCTGATTTGAAAATCGCTACTGTAGAAAATCATCATTTCGTGGGTCAAGCGGTTGGTTCTTGACAAATACAATTCGCTTTCATAGTTTCCCTCAAGGCTCGCATCATAGACGGATTGGCCCAAAGCAGGAAGAATCTTCTTTGATGCGGTAATGCTTGGTGGAGTTCTTGTGGCATCGTATGTCCCATAGCCATTAATGTCATATGGAGTCACAATAGCCTCAAAGGTAAAATCGCCTTCATGGACCCAAATGCCGTAAGCGGCCTCATCAGTAGTGTCTGCTACAGAGTTGGCGTCGGGGACATTGGCCGAATAATCAATGGTTGCAAAGGCATTACACATTACAGGAAATACGAGTGAACGCTGATTTCCTGTAAAAATAGAATACATTTAGCCACCTCAAGGAATCACGGTTGCTACAACAAACTCCATGCTAAAGGAAAGTTCTACTGTATCTGCGGCAAAGTCTACGCTAAAGGAGCGCACATATCCCTTGAGTCCTGTAGCCGTAACTGAGTCGGGAAATTGACTTGCAAAGACAATGTTTTTGTTATCCTTTTCGTTGTCACCGCCTCTTGCCCTAAAGTTAAAAGGAATGAGCGGCGTATCTGCTTCGCTTGTAGAAGTTGGCTTAAGGACATTAACCCCACTTCTGTATTCGTAGTCCGAACCCACATAGGATGGAATGAGAACCACCAATTCATCAAAGGCTTGGTATGAGGCTAGGCCCGTAGAATCCACACCCGAAGCAATCAATTGTGCAATCTCATGGGCAGTAAAGGTTCTTGATTCGGAATCGGTGTGACTTCTTTTAAGAGAAGTGGCATTAATGAATCCGCTAATTGAAACTCTCTTACTTGACATACCCAAATCCAAGGCCAAAGTAGTGGATTCGCCTGTAGTCAACCCACTAAAGGGAACCGAGAAATCGGGAATTGTTTTGTCTGTAGAAATACTAACTGAATTGGCTCTCAAAGGAATAGTATCTACTTGCAAATCAGTATCGCTATTGAATTGTTGCAGTTTCAAATACACATAAAACTCTCTCATTCAATCACGCTCCCAAAGTCCTAGAAGAAGTGTTTCTGTTGATTCTACCGTTAATCATCTGCCCAATCTTATCAGCGATTCTTCTCAGTTCAGCATCGGAAGTATCTCTAGCGTTAATGGTGATGTTGAAAGTATTGCCTCCACCTGCGGCCATTCTCTTTGATTCTGCATTGGTGTGAACTCTTGAGCCTCTTGGAAGAGAAACCAATTCGGGGCCACGCTCTCCAACGACTTGCATTGGGGTGCTGACCATTCCGCCATTTGCATGGAAACCGAACAACCCCATAAGTTTCTTAGCCACATAAAACCCAATAGCGGCGGCAATCATAGCCGCCCATGCGCCCGAAGCAACAAAAAGCACATATCCAGCAATAAGAGCAATGGTGACGGCGATGCGGTTCACCCAAGACATTGCTGAACTGAAATAATCCCCAATGAAATTAACAAACCGCTGGCCAGTTTCTTTGAGCAAAACACCGAGCAAAACCAATCCAGCAGTAATTGCAGTAATGGCGAGGCCAGCAACAAAGAGAAGCAATCCTCCAGCCACCTTAAGCAAGCCATCAATAAGAGTCATCAAATCACCATCACCGAAGAAAGCACTCCAAATATCCTTGAGTCCATCCCATACAATCATAAGGCCAGCCATAGCAACCATACCAACGGCTTTGATGGCTTCCCAAGTGGCCTTGAGCGCATCCATAATTTGTGGGCCGAATGCCTTGAATATCATGTAGAATAAAACAACAAAGGCCATTGTCTTGAAAATGACGGCTGATACTAAAATAGCCGCCTTAACCACATGCTTCTTGATGAGTTGGAATATCTTACCAAAGTCGGTATTGTTTAACACATCAATAAATTGTTTTGCGGCTTTTTTGATTCCCCCGCCAGCAGGTTCTTGTCTTCGCCGTATTCCAGTAATCATTCCTCCGACTTCTAAGGCCCGTCTTCTTCTAAGTGTTTTTTCAGCCTTCCTTCGACCAATCATTTGGCGTTCTGCGGCATCGGGAGTCATGTAATACCCTCTACCTCTAGCACTAAACTGGGCAGATTGGCTTCTTTGAAAATAAGTTTCTTGAGCAGATTGAGCCGTCTTAATGTTACCACTTAATCTGTTTAACTTTGTGAAGTCCAACTTGAACATGTTCTTGAACTTAGCAGAATTGCCTTTACCAACAATTTTAGTTAAAACGAAATCTACCTGTTCAAATACAGAAACGACTTTGTTTAGCCCTCTAAAGATACCTGCCGCCCCAAAACCATATAGGATTCTTCTTATTTTCGGCATCGGGCCATCCGTCGCAACTATTTTTGCGGCAATCTTACCAAAAATTGTCATCTTCTTTGTGGCTTTTTCAGTAGAATCACTCACTTCTTCTGCCGATTTTGCTAGTTTTTGGTTGCTAGCCATCATATCTGCATTTGCTTTCATCATCTTTTGCATATTCTTGAGCATCTTCTCTTGATTCTCAATCATAGCAGAAAGTTGCAAATTAACATAACTGATGGCCAAACACTTCACCTCTTCATATTCTTGGTAGCCTTCTCAATTTCTTCTGCTTTCATTTCTTCAAAGGCTCGGTGAATGCTCAACATATCTATGACAAGATTAGCGGGCATCTCATACACTTGCAGGGGACTTATCCCTAAAGCCTTTGCGAGAGTATAGGTGATAATGAGGGAAACTGTAGCGGGGTCTGCTTTCCCGCCCTTCAAAGCCGCCCTCATTCGTCGTTTTTTTCCTCGTCCTCGCTAAATGCTTCAAATGGATTGGGTAGGATTTCCTTTAGTTGGTTCCCAACATAAGGACTCAATCGGAGAATATCAACGGTAGACAGGTGCGGTTCCGTCTTGGTGACGAAATTTTCAACCATGAAGCGATACATCGCATTCAAGTCAAGGTCAAAGTTTTGGCTTCTAGCATCAATCTTCATCATGCTATTCATGGCTTTGTCAACTTCTAGCCATGTAGGTTCTTTGACCCAAACCTTCAGGTATTCGTCAATGTTTTCGGCCACTTTGATAAAGTGACACTTCGGCTCATTTAGTGCAAAAAGCACATTCTTGTTACTTACAACTTTTTTTTCCATAATTCCACCTCAAAAACCAACAAACAAACAAACGGTGTTGGTGGAATGTTATTCAGTAGATTGTTCTTCAACAACCTCCTTCTTTTTCTTTGGTCGCCCTCGCTTCTTTGGGGCTGGCTTAGGGGCTTCCGCCTCCTTGACTCGCATGAGATTCTTTTCCTTACGACTAGGCAAAGGTATCACCCCTGCAAAACCCAATGCGTAGTAACTGTGCAAGAGTGCAGGTTTCTAGGCATAATCGTGGCTTCAACAACAACGGGTCCTTTGTCGTCGGGGAGTGGGAAGTTGTTTGCCGAAACCATGTAGTCCTTGAACTTCAAAGTGAACTCTTCACCATTTGCTTTGGAGAAGTTGAGTTCAACCATTTGTCCATCCGTGGTTGAGTTGTTCTCATCTTGGTTGACCAACTCTCGGTAAAGCCGGTCGTCCACAACATGACCAGTGAATTGCAACTCGTAGGTTCTTTGTGCAGGAATGCCCTCTTGGATGGACTTGTTTCCGACACCAATAAATCTGCGCTCGGCAAGGTTGTTGTTCATGGTCAAGGTGATGGAATTAATCTTCATGAAGGTAACACCGAATGCCTTGAAGTAGCCGCTAGAGAAGAAGAAAGGTTCTCTAAAGGTGGCTTCCGAATCATAGTTGAAGAAAGCCGTTTCGTCGGTCACGCCTCTTCTAGCATCATAGACTTCATCAGTTTCAAGGTCATGAACGGTGCGGGTGTTCAAGTCCATCGTCATTTTGATTTCTTCATTTTCATTAGCGGTAATCGTCATGGTATTGACTCTGTTACCTCTAGCAATCTTAACGAAGTTCGTATCTTCGTAGGTGTCAGTCGTCGTTCTGTAGGTGTTGGTAGAAGGCAACTTGCTGAACACTTGCTCAAGAGAGAACGATGGAAGGAGTTCCCCGTTCTGTTCTTCAAAAGTGTAAGTGATTGAATCGTCAATTTGCCCATCGCCACCAACACTTGGGGCCGTCAACTTATCCATGTTTCCAATAGCGTCCAAGTGTGGAGCAATCGGTGGGCATAGGTCTGCCCCAACAGAACGGTAGAAGATTGGGCCAGTTTCAGTAACAGAGCCGTAATCAATGTAGGTGGCTCCCGAAGTAATAGCAACGAAAGCATCCGAAATTGCTTCTGCCGTAGTGGAAGCACTAACGCCAGTGCATCGCCCAAAGAAATAATAGAGCCAAGCGGCATGATTGGACACCAAAGCAATGTTTCCACCGCTAGCAGTTTCAATTCCCTTGTATTGGTAGGTGTAGTTTCTGCTTCCACCAAGAGCGAGATTGACTTGTTTCATTTCAACCTCAGTCGTTGGGAAAGTAATGCTTTCAACCAAACCAAGCCATTCATCGGCAAGGAGTCGCTTTGCCGTAGTCGTGGCGACTTGGCCACCAGTAGTTGTTCTAACAACAGGAAGATTCGTAGCATCGCTTGTCGTTGTAGCGGCAGAGTTGGAACCACCAAAAGAGTTTGTAACAGTCACGACATTACCGCTTCTTGTAGCAGAAATGTTTGAAACTGCATTCACAACAGTAGTAAAAGCGGCGGCATATTCTTCTTTGGTGATTATGCCAGCATCGGAAATGTCCACTTCATTGTTTGCATCAGCACCGTGACTGGGTTCTGCAATTGCACCAGTATCATCAAACCAAAAAGCATGGGTAGAAGCCGCCCCGCCATCGGCGGCAAGAATAGTGAAAACCAAGTAGTCAGCCGAATAATCAGCCTTGCCGTCGCTATTGAAAGTAACAGTTGTAACCTCATCAGTATAGGTAGTTCCGTCAATAATAGCAGGGGCAGGAACGGGTGCGCCGTATTGGGTAATCACGAAGTAGTCGCCCGAATCAGGAGAAAGAGCAGGGCTAAAGGTAATCGTATCGCCAGTGTTCCCAGTAACTCTAGCACAGTCTTGGAAAGTGTTACCGGAGTTGTATCGCTCAATGATGCAACCAATATACAAATCATTCACAAGGGAAAAGACTCCGCTAAAGTCAGTATGGGCCTTAATGGTGCTAAGTGAACTTCCGTCAAAAGCACCGCTAGGGTCTTTTGTAGACTTAAAGTAAATGTCATTTTCTGGAACAAATGTAATACTCGCCCCGCTTCCCAAAAATATATCTCCGCAATCAGTCGTCATTCTCTTTCCCTCTTACATACAAACAAACTAAGGTATGGAAACTGCAAATCTCTTGGCTTCTACTGTAACCTTGTAGCCAAAGAGTCTTTTCGCTCGGTCATTTGATTCACTTCTATTTCCGACAAACAGTTGACTGAAACACGAACCATCACTTGCGGTATAGCCTCTCCTACTACGCTCAAGTGCGTGACGGGCTATCAGGTATAAAGCCCTTAGCCTGTCCTTTCCGAAATCCCCGTCCGTCCCCGCTCTTTCGTCTTGAACGGTGCGAATGTGCATGGTAAATGAATAACTCTCGTTGCGAATGTCATAGCCCACCGTGGGATATTCAATCGTTTGACTGTCCTCAAAGAAAACAATCACATCTTTGGAAGAGAGGTCATAGCGAACACCACGACCTCGCTCCAAGGTTCTCACATCAACGAAATTAGGAGTGGTCACATGGTCTGCCGTAATCACGCCATCCGTAACAAGGGTGGTAGCAGAACTAGACCAGTTGGAAGACACCAAATCAATGAGAAGGCTCACTTCATCCATTTGACAACACCTCCAACATTTGCTTTTCTATGTCTTTCATGATTTCAAGAGCATAGTGGTCAGCAATGTTTGCAAGCATTTCATCTTGGGTAAATGTCACATCTTGTCCTAGAATTGTAGAAAGGTCGGCCATCGCCTTTTGTCTTTCTTCATGGACTTCTAGCAACTTTTGAATCTTAGAAACATCAACGCCTTTGATTTGCTTGAATGCTTCCAAGACTTGTTTTCTAGGCATTACAATCAATCCAAGAAATACACAATGTCGGACTTGCTACTCAAAATGTCCATTGCTTCTTTTCGCAGAATATCATACTTCTCTTTCGTAGAAATGTTCGCCCCGGTTTCGGCAATGAGAATGGTTTGGTCGTCATGCCGTAGAATTTCAGCCGCTACGAGTTTCGTAGCCGCTTCATGAATAGCCGCAGGAACCCTACTGCTTCCAGCAACATATGTCACAATGACTGAGTTGTTGGTGTGGTAGGGGTAGTCCTTCAAGAAGAAGATACGGCCTTCATCTCCGATTGCCCAAAAGGAACCGAGCCGTCGCATGTCCTGCTTATCGGTGAATCTTTCCACCGTAGCAACTGTAGGGACGCTGAGATTGGTAGCGGTAAAGGTGACTGTTTCGCTACTTAGCCCATCCCCAGTGATAGCGTTGCTAAGAACAACAGTAGTAGCATCAGTAATAGAAGCAATGGTAGCCGCACTAGGAATATCAGTTCCCGAAACACCCATACCTACGGCCAACTTGCTTGAGTCTTCAACCGTAAGGTTCGTAGAAAGATTGCTACCCGAACAGGTTTGCTGAGTGGTGATGATAATGTCACAATCCGAACCATCTTCCCCCATCAACAAAGAAGAAATCTGTATCTTGGTTGAAGTGGCGGCATCCGAATAAGCATAGAAGAAATCGGAAATGTTTCTCCCACTTGTCACGATGCTCTTTGGCTGAGTAGCCCCTGTAAACTGAAAAGTATCTGCTGGGAACAATTCGTTGATGCAGTATTGAATTTCCTTTGCCGCCGTTTTCTTACCTAGCGTCACATCAAACTCGCTATTAGAAACTGCTCCGCCATTTTCCGAAGCCATAGTAAACTGTGTGCCGGAATTAGGCAAGCCCAGTTTAATCTCATGAATGTCCCTAAAGTTGTCAAGAAGTTGAATAGAACCGTGAGCCGATGCAATCTCCTTGTAGGAATCTCCTTGCCAAACTCTGAGAGAAACCACCTTACTCAGTTTACGAGTGCTAAGTTGGACAAAACCAATGTAGCCACCGTAATATGCTTTGATAG